CGCGGCCGAATGGTTGATTAAAATGTTTGTTACAAAGCGAGCGCTCAGAAAAGAGAATCGAAAACTAAAAGAACTGCTTCAAAAATGCCAGAATCTGCAAAGCGAAGTCAAAGACTCCTGCCTTAATGCCAACTGCATTCTGTGCGAACACTGTGTAATGCCGCAAAGCGACTTGCCATTTGTTTTGGTTGGATGCAGGTTGGAGCGTGCCTGTGCCCACTTTTCACCAAATCAAATCTGTAAGAAACTTCACAAACAATGCGGAACAGACGCCGAGGAAAAAACCGATTGCCTCGTGGAAAATGGCTGACCGCCATTCCTTGTGCCGAAGTTCCTTATAATTTCGCCCCTTCTCCGTCAAGCGGAAATCGCTGTGGGCGTCGTTCACCCATTCGATACATTTACATTCGGCAAGGTATGCCAGAATGCCGGTATAATCTGAATAGCTGTGAATTTTCTTTTCATCAATAACGCCCATCCAAGCTATTACGTTGTATGTGTTGGAGTCCCCGAGCGGGGGATTGGCAATCAGGATATCCAGCACATATTTGGAATCTTTCGTTAATCTCACAATAAATTTATAGCCTCCTTGATAATGTTGGAAAGCTTACCGCACTGATCGTCGGACAGGCTATCAATTAAATCCAGAAGTTCCCGTTTTTCGGGGCTGACCTCGCCATTCGTGGCGGGGTCTTTTTTTGTTTCCTCGCTCTTGAGGTATTCAACGGTGACACCGAAATAATCGGCGATTTTTTGCAAGGTCGCGTCCGAAGGATTATTTCTGTTACTTTTCCAATAAGTGACATTTGATTTTCGAAGCCCTATTTCAATCGCAGCAGCACTAGGGCTAATTCCTTTGTTTGCGCACAGCTCACAGTAGCGCATATAAAAATTTGTTTGTTCTTCGCCTTTTAAAAAATCTACGGTTACACCGAAATGATCGGCAATTTTTTGTAATGTTGCGTCTCTCGGTTCTGCCCCGTTCTTCCATCTTGTTACAGATGGTTTGCCAAGTTTTAGTTCCACGGCAACAGCGGATGGGGATTTCCCAACGGAATTACACAATTTAACATAATTTTCGTAAAAAGCCATAATTAACACTCCTGCATTTTGTGCAATGTGACAAAGTTGCGTTCGTTATCACTTTTACAGTTGACAGTTACGTTTGTTAACGCTATAATAGCGCTATGAGTTACGAAAGTAAACAAAACCCCAGACCCAGGGTAAAAAATCCTGCGTCAAAGCTATTCTGTTCCTCGCAAGTACATAGTAGCACACTTTGTTAACTTTTTGCAACCATAAAATGACTGCGGCGGGAAAGAAAAAACGCCTGCGGACAATCGCAGACGCTTTCCCACCAAGGTTTTTACCGAATTTTTAACTAAAAGGAGGAATACAATGCCCGAAAAATGGACGGGGCGGCTCATCGGGCGGATGCACAATGAGCGGATCACCTATGAGCAGCTGGCAAACGAAATGGGCGTGAACAAAGCGTACATTTCCATGATTCTGAATGGGAAGCGGAAGCCACCCAATATCCAGAAGCGGATGGAGACCGCTTTGGAAGCAATCATCAAGCGGGAGCGAGAGAAGCAATCTCAGAAGAAGGGAGAAATAACATGAGTACCTCCACGATTCTTTCAATAATTGGAATGGCGTTTGCCTGCTATTCGTTGGGGTACAGCGTTCGGGGGCTAGTAGATTGCATTGCTCCCAAGGTAAAGCCCGCAGATAAAGAGAGCGAGGGGAAAGACAATGCCTAGAATCCGGCAGTATGCCGAGCGCTACGCAGCGGAAGATCTCTGGAAGGAAATCGACCGCTGCTGTCCCCTGGCGGGGATTCAGAGTGATAACGCTGTAGCGCTGGAAGAAAAAACCGGGGTAGACCATCAGACCCTTCGGAACTATCGGAAGGGCAAAACCGAAATGCGGGTAAGCGTCCTGAAAAAGCTGGTGACCACCCTCCACCCCAACCCGGCGGTGATTCTGAAAACCCTGGGGTACTCTGAGAAGGAGATACGGGCGTTTGCGAGGGAATTGCAGTGATCAGCCACGCGGTGGCGTAGCGAGGCTGAGCAGTGGTAGGCGCTGCAAAGGCGAGGATAGCACGGGGAGGCGAAGCCGCGGCTTGGCACCGAGTGGCTGAGCAAGGGCTATGATCGGCTCAGCGGCGCAGCGCACAGCGTCGCAAGGGCATTGCATAGAATCGCTAGGCGAGGGCACGCACAGCAAGGGCACCGATAGGGACAACAAAGCAAGGCAGAGCAGAGGCAAGGGGAAGCACAGCTGGGCAAGGGCACTGATATGGTGCGCGTTGCAACGAGAAAACCGCCCCCGGGCGTGCGGAACACCCGAGAGCGGCAGTCAATGGAAATCATCTTTATTTTACCAAAAGAAAGGAAAAAAGTCAAATGGAAATCAGCAAAATCAAGGCAAGAATCACATTTTTTGAGGAACTTCTGGGTACGTGCAGCGGAAATAAGGAGCTGCACCGGGAGTTCATCGCTTCCAAGGCTCCCGACGCCGAGAGCATGGAAGAGGAAGTCGCCGCAATCGGCGTGGACGGCATGATGGAGAAATCCATGACGGTATTCCCCCGGGACGAGAACGGGCAGCCGTTCCTGTATGACTACCAGATCAAGGGCTTTTTCAAGGATTCCTGCGGCGTTCTTCGGAAGGTTCCCGGCACAAAGGCCAGCAAGATCAAGGCGTACAAAAAGGAAATCGACGGCCTCCTGTTTGTCTCCCCCCGAAAGATTCCCCTGGACCTGAACGGCGGCGAGATTGGCGTGTGTGAGCGCCCCCTCCGGGCATCCACGGCGCAGGGTGAGCGGATTGCCCTTTCCAGCAGCGAGACAGCACCGGCAGGGACTTCCATTGAGATTCAGATCGATTGCCTGACCAAGGACATGCACGATCTGGCACTGGAATGCCTGGAGTACGGCAAGCTTCGGGGTATCGGCCAGTGGCGAAACAGTGGGAAGGGACGCTATACATACGAGCTGATTTAAGGCGCAAGGGCATAGCCTAGCCTGGCCTCGCTCAGCAATGGCCTAGATATGAGATGCGCTGCAGAGGCATGGCAAAGCATCGAAATCCTATGCAATGGCGCAGCACAGCACAGCTCGGAAAAGCATGGATTTGAAATCTAC